ATGCGCTTTCTCTTATCTGCGATATTAGAATACAATCCTCGTTTTGCCATATCAGCCGCCCAAGATCTTATTCATCATGGCATGAACGTCTTCGCCATTGCCGACTTTCATAATCTTAACTTTGACATCTGAACCATCGTGGGAGGAGCTGTCTTCCATCATCTCTTCTTCGTAATCGTCCTCACCAACGCCGAATTGCATATGGTGGCATAACAGCAAGAAGTTTACCAACTGATCATCAGACATATCAAGCCCATCAGCATTATGAGCGAAGCCCATCTTCTCCATAAAGAGTTCAGCATTCTCTTCCATGTTTTCTACATTTACTTCAGCCATGATAGCCTCCTATTGTTGCATTTCCATGTCTCTAATTGCAGACTCAGGATCTTGTACTAGGATGCCAGCATTCTTGGCTCCCATCATTTCTCGCTCAGTCATCTCTACTGGTCTGCCATCGACCATGTAAGTCTTGGTTGTAGATTCACCACCACCCATCATCCCCTTGAACGCATTGGATATCTGTTCTAGGATAGCTGAGATGCCTGTGTACTCATCGGGGGAAAGCGCAGCACCAGACATAACTCTGTTCTTGCTTACTTCGAGGCCTTGAACAACGTCTCGAGTCCCTTCAGGATCTAATTGCATTAGGCCTTCTTGAGCTGTGGTGATAAGGTTTAGCTCTTCTTCCATGAATTGCTGCATCTCACTATTAGACACTGCTGCACCAGGCTCTCTCCTAGTTGCTTTGCGTAAGGCTTCTGCCTCGTTAGGATATTGTTTAACCAAGGAGCTCCTAAAGTCTTGCTCGCCTTGGCCAGAACTAATATAATTGTCAAATTCTTTTTTACCAGCCATCCTTTGTTGTTGCAATAAGCCTTCATCTGCTGGCTCAAGCATGGCACCCATCTCGCCTTCAGAAATTGCAGCCCCTTCTTCTTTTCTGAGTTGGGCTAACAGTCTGTTGATTTGTTCGCTCTGGTCGTTTTCAGCCATGATAGCCTCCTTATTGATAGTTGAATAATTCTTCGTCGGATATTGCATTGTAATCAGGAGTATAAGTTGTCCCAGCCAAGACTCCATCAGCACCGATTTCTTGCTGGCCAACCAAGACCTGCTCCTCGCCAATTTGTATAGTGGTCGGATCTCCGCCTGTTCTTATTGCCCCAACAGAGTCAGGATTCAACAAGGCTCCATCAGCACCGTAATAGAGCTTGCTCCCGTCTGCCGCTGTAACAACCCGAACCATCTCGTCAATGCCTTCTGTCGGCTGGCCGAATCTTGTTAGATAGCTGCCTCTGAATCTGTCCCAGATGCCTCCAGAGCGTCCACCATAAAAATCACCATAAGTTGGTCTGGTTGAATAAACGTCCCGCATTCTAGGCTGGTCATTGTCCATGAAAGATGCAGCATCTATAGAGCCGACATCGTCAACGACCACTCCGTCTTCAATAACTGCGAGCTCAACAGCTTCGTCGTCTGTAAAGGTCTGGCCATGCTGCCCATCGCCTTCGGTTGTTGGGTCTCGGAAAGCATTGTCTGTTTGAACAATACCATTCTCGGTGGTCTGGTATGGGTCGCCACCGAATAGTTGTATTTCTGCGTCTGTGTATCCATCTGGGGAATAAGGTATAGTGTCTGCGTCTAAAGGATTAACCATTCCATCATTCGCAACATATGGTAGGCCTGTGTTTGGATTTATTCTGCCAACTAAGAATCTGTCCTCTAATCCAGTCATTCCAAATTTGTCAATGTAGTCGCTGACCTCATCAGAACCTGAAGAGGCTGCACTTGTTGCGCTGTCTTGTATCACATATGCGCCATTCGCTGCGTCAGCATCGGACTGGGAAGTGTGGAACAATCCTCTGGAGTCAACGAATGTAAGTCCTAATTGCTCGTTGAATGGGCCTTGCATTGTTCCTGAATTAAGAGCTGTATTAAGAGACTCTGTCTCGTTGGCACTTATAGCTCCAGCCAAAGTTGAATGAGCAAATCCAGAATTGTCGTAAAAGACTGGCAGGTTTGTGCTTGTATATTCAACATTCACCCCAGCATTTGCGGCTGTAGATTGCTGCTCTGCTTTTGTGTCAGCTGCTGAGGCTTCGGCCTGAGTTGAATATGAATCACCAAAGGCGTCAAAGAATTCAGTTGTTACTGGGTAGTAATTGCCCATAAACATATACATTTCTTGCCCTGCGGTCTTTGCCTCAGCTTCAAGTTCAGCCTGTGTTTTAGTAGATTCCATAGAGAGGTCTAGTGCAGTTGGAGTGGTGGTGGGGACAGTGACATCCTTATTATATGTTCCTGTTATTGCATTGCCGCCAGTTGCTATCTCTGTGGCAGTATCTGTGACAAAGTTTACAACTGCAGTTCCAGCATCAGTAACAAATGTGTTAGAAGATTCTGTGCTGTTAAAAGTATCTGTATCCTTTGCGCCAAGAGTTACAATTTCTGTTACAAGATCTGTGCCATAATCCCATGCTTTTTCAAAATAGCCTTTATCATCATCACTAGAGCTAGAGCTAGAGCTAGAGCTAGAGCTAGAGCTAGAGCTAGAGCTAGAGCTGCTCGTGTCAAAATTGGTTCCTAAATTGTTATTTGCCCATTCTGCGAAGCTATACTGAGGAACACCACCAGGACCAGCTGTGCCAGCACCACCCATGCTTTTTAGCAACGCAGCCTCGTCTGGGCGAATATAACTCAGCTGGTGGAACTGGCCATTAATGTTCGTTTCTCTTGGAATAGACTTTAAGGCTCCATAATTCATGCTGCTGTCACTCCTTGCTGGGGTTGCATCTCGTTGGGCTGTGGCATTGCAGCGATAACATTACCCAACGCGCCAAGCTTTCCTTGTTTCAATTGCATCATTCTTTGCATTAAGTATTGGCTTGCGTCGAATGGAGGTTGTTGCGGTTGCTGAGGAGCACCTTGAGATCCCCCACTAAAAGCTGAAGGATTGATTGGCCCGATTGATGCCAGTATCTCATCCATTTTTCATAGCCTCGATTTGCATTTTAGCCGCACTCTTCTCTCGCTCTAATTGCAACTCAGCCTCTAGCTTCATCACTTTAGATTGCAAGTCTGCTTGAGCCTTGGCTGCATCTATTTGCATTTTTTGCTGAGCTTCAGCCTTTTTAATTTCCATTGAGGACTGTGCTTTAGCTTGGTCTGTAGCGATTTGGGCTTGCGTCCTAAGTTTGAGTGCTTCAGCTTCGAGTTGAGCGAGTTGTTGTGCATATTGCAATGGGTTCTGTTGTTGGCCTTGGCCCTCTGGCTGGATAGCAGTAATTGCTTTCATCTGCGGAGCTTCTTGAACAACTTGCGCAGCACGCTGGCTAATGAGCCTGTCAAGGTCTGGATTGATGTCCTCAAACTTAAAGTCTTTATCAGCGAAGTTTGGAACTGGGGGAAGTGGAACGCCAACGCTGGCCTCCATGCGAGTTCTGTAAAGTAACGCAACGTGTTCTGCTATGTGGGCAATGAGAATAGGCTGCATTGCTGCGGCTCCTGGATTGCCTCCAAGAGATGGATCTTTAATAAACTGCATGTGAACTGCTATGTGCGATTCATGTTCTTGTTCAATGAATGCTCTTATAGGCTTGCCATACATTATCGCCATGTTCTCGTCAATCGGATCCATGCGCGGTGCGTCTTCAGGCTTCTTTAGTATCTCGTCAATGTTTGGTATTCTAATCGCCTCATACATTCTCTTGTATGCTGCGTACATATCGTGCATCTCAGGAGCTGACTGGGCCATCTGCAAAATAGCTTGGGCCTGAGCAATGCGCTGGGATGAGCTGAATATGTTGGGGTCACTAACTGGGAGGATATCAATGCGATCATTAAAGTCAGCAGCGAATATCTCAGAACTGCTTCCTATCAACGAAAATGTAAACTGTTCAGGCAAGTTTTCAGCATTCAAGTCTGCGAGGAGCTTAAACTCCTGTCCCTGAGCATAATGCAGCCTCTTATGGATTGCCGAGAAGGCCTTGCTTCCTTGCTCGATCAACGCCACTGTAGAGCCAACAGGCGCATTTGGATTCACATCCCCAACATTCAAATCAGCAGTGCTAGCAAAACGCTGTCCCGCCTGAACAATAAAGCCAAGCAGATTAAACAAAGATTGGCTTGGCTCTTTAAATGGCAGTGGCATAATTGCTTTATTGACATCGTCAACAGTTGCGTCTAGATCGACAAACTCTCCTGGATTTACTTGAACCTCTCCACCTGAGACTCTGCCTCTTAACTTAAAGCCACCTTGCATATTGCTAAAGGCTGCACTGTCAAGCAAAGCTCGTAAGGATCCAGTTGCCGCTTTACCCAATCCACCAATAAGATGATATAATCCAAAGCCATAAAAGCCCAATCCAGGAAGAAATTTATAAGACACGAACCAATCCCTGCGGATCTTGCGCTCGTCATCTTCTCGCCAGTTGCGGCGAATGCTTACAACTTTCTCATTATCATAATCAACTGTTACAACATAAGGTATGCCGACTGCATTATCATCGTCGTCGTCTGTGTCTTCTTCGAAGTTGTCATAGACATGCATCTCCAGCAGAGTCATTACCTGATCCTGCGAGTCATCGCCATATTGATCAACACCCTCGATCTCGCCAATGGTATCTCCCGAAGGATCAATGTCGCCACCTTTATCGTCGGTCTGAAGATAATAGCCAGACTGCACATATCGGTTGTAATCGTTTTTTGGGATACGGATGATGTGGGTGTAACGTGGCGATGTGTATAAGTCTTTGCTCTCTGGTGCGACAACGAAGTCTTCAGCCTTAACGAACTGGCTGCACTGACGATCCATGTTAGTGTCCCACCACACCTTCTTGAATGTCTGGCCAACTAACGGGAGATGGAATAACATTTGATCAAGGTCAGGGAAATACTCTGGCATCTCCTGCGTGATCTGGTAGTTCATGTATTCCCGAACTCTGCGTGCTTGCTCTTCAAGCTCCTCATTCGGATCACCGACAATAACTGTCTTAATGGGGCCACCACTAGGATATAGCTCTGCAATAGCTTTAGCGTTGAACTGGGTTGCAGCCTCTGCGATCATTGGATGAACGACAACGCTCAGGCCACGAGTCGCACGCTCGTCTTCTGACTCTTCCATGCCACCATCTGGGTCAAGAGTCTTCAGGCCTTTTTTGTAACGCTCTTCCCACTCGGATCGAGCTTCACGGTCATTATTGTAATATGTAACTAGAGAGGAGGCTGCTTTGGTAAGCTCTTTATCAGACATTTCCTCTGCCAAGTTGGCACCGAAGTTCGTGTCTTCCTCTTCAATATTGTCTAGCTCTGGGTCTCCTATGAGAACATCATCGCCGATCTCTTCAACTTGCAGATCGTCCGCAGGAGCAGTCTCCGCAAAGGGAGCCAATGGTTGTTGAATCACAACTGGTTCTCTAGCCATACAATGTTATCCTTCTTCTTTCCTCATAATCATCTTCGTCAAAATCATTCGAGTGTGTAACGAACCAGCCTTTGCGAAGCCTTAACCATGCCTGTGTACATGTGTCAACAATGTCATCATTGTCGGTTGCAGGGAAGGCTGCACAGATATCAATTAAATCTTTAGCCCACTTCTTGTCAGATGGAAAGAAAATTCTTCCGTCTTCCAAAAGAGCAGAGCTTGCATGAGCACGAGCTTGCTTGTCTCGGTCAGGCATATACTCAAGAACTGGGACACCTGCCATGCGTAAATCTTGCAACAAAGACTGGCCAGAAGCCTTCTTCTCGATGAGAACCGCATCTGGCTCCCAATCATTATAGGCCTCTTGTGCGAGCTTTCTCAGCTCAGGATAGCTAACACGATCAAACCACATCTCTAAGACCATAGCATTTATCTGGCCATTCATCTTAAAGACACCCCAAGTTGTCCGAGCCGAATAAGATGATTTCTCTTTGGTGCTGAAGGCTGTGTCCCAACTCTGCAAGACATATTCAATGTCTGGCAACTCATGCTTGTCCCACGGCACCCACCACTCAGCTTTTAAGATACCACCACCTTTGGGCATTGGTCGCTGTTGTAGTTGTCCAGCGGAAGCATAACTGCCGAGAGACCTTTCAAGGGTTGTCAGTGTGCCTTCGTCAATCCGATCTGGCCAAAGCAACTCACCCTCTTTTGTTCTTGGGTCTGTGAAGTTTAGGCTGGAACGCATCGGAGTAGGATGGCCAATCTCATATCTGGCTGGGAGCATTAGGTGATCCCACTCATCCCCAAGCTCATTAGATAGGATGTGTCCTGTTAAGTCTTGCTCATGCAGCCTCTGCATAATGATAATGAATGCACCTGTCTTGGGATTGTTCAGACGAGTCTGCATAGACTGATCCCACCACTCAAGAACTCCTTCACGCACTGCAGAGCTGTCGGCCTCAATTGAATTGTGTGGGTCATCAATTACAACGATGTCACCACCATCCCCTGTCAAAGCACCACCAACCGAAGTTGCTATCCGATAGCCTGTCTTGTCATTCTCGAATCTTTGCTTCTGGTTCTGGTCACCTGTCAGCTTGAATGTCTCTCCGAAGTGATTCTGATACCAACGACTGTCAATCAGCCTCCGACACTTAACCGAGTCACGAATAGAAAGAGACCCTGCATAAGACGCATACAAGAATTGTTTAGTTGGCTGGATAGTCCACGCCCATGCAGGCAAGGCCACAGCAACCGAAATAGATTTCATATGCCTTGGAGGGACATTGATAATCAATCGCTTTATATCACCCTCAACAACTGCTTGAAGATGGTCTGATATTGCGTCTATGTGCCAGTTGTCTTGAAAAGGTCGTCCTGGTTCAATCGCTTGCCAAGAGCTCTTGGTGAACTCCCTCAAAGATCTCCTCATCTTCTCCGCTCTCACTTCCTTCAATGACAGCGTGTTCAAGAACTCGTTCAATTGTGGTGAGGTCATTATCAGTTAATCTGCTTATATCAAGCACCTTTCGCTCTTCAATTTGTGCTGTTATCTCAACAGCCTTTAGATCAGGGACGCATTTGCCGAGCAATGTCTTTGCAGCCATAACTCTCAGCTCTGGATCGGCACCAACCTTTCCGATGTTCTGGACTGTGCCATCTTGGTCTTGGGTGTAAACGGGAAACATTTCCTTGCCTTGCATAACCGAAGCGAGGAATCCAACAGGGTCAGCTTGCCCCATAATCCAATTGATTGTGGCTGGATGGTTCCACTTCTTATGTCTGGCTTGGCGGTGTTGGGCTGGCTTCTGGTTCTTGAGAGGCTCTACAGATTTAAAGCTGCCATCCCACTTCTCAGGCTCAACTTTGCGACCATTGTTAATAGGCCTTTGGACTTGAACCTTTTTTCCTTTTCCTGACACCAGATTATCTCCTTCAGAACCTTTGTTTGCAGTGGTCAACTGTGAAGCAACTGTAATATAATCTAGAAGAAAAAGAAAGCCCACTTTTTACAGTGAGCTTTTAGTCAGGTAGAGGCAGGGATAATATCTTGATGATAGGCTTTTCTGGGCAATCAGTCAAGTCCTATTATATAACCGATTGTCATACAAGACTTGTATTGCGTCCATTGCTCTTGATCCCAGTTGTCACAGCCCAATAAAATATTGATAAGAATAAAAGACACCATTGCAGATGACGCAAGGACAAGAGTAACCGCCAGCACCATGTTAAAGAAATTAGAGATCATTGCAATCCCTCCAAACGAAGTAAGTTGAGTATTTCCCAGCATACTTCATCATGTAATAGTTGTGCATGTTCATGGCTTCAGAATACCTCATGGCGTTGTGTTCCTTTACAAGTAGAACGCCAACGCCAGTTTCAATGACTTCAGTTGCCCACATCACTTGAACCTCCTGCGCAACTCATCCGAGAACGTCATCCTCTGGTCGGAGTAATAGTTTTCTTTCTCAGGGTTCCAGCCTTGCATTGCCGACTGAGCTTCACGACAATCCTTTATGATAAAGTTCAGCTCAGTGATGTCGCATTTTTTAGCAATGCCTTCCCACTTATTAAAGTCTGCTGCTGTCGCGCCACTCATCGGTCTTCCTCCATGAAATCTGAACAGTCGTAAATGTCGGGGGAGCCGAGAAAAGCTCCACTATCAACTTTCCTTAATCCTGCACTCGTCGCACCGTGAACCATCAGCCATTGCTTGAGGAGAACCAGCGCATGAGACAGACCATCAGCATCTATCTCTACAAACCTCTTTGGGTCTTCGAAATTAGAATTGAGCTCAACATGAATAACATATTGATGTCTAGCAATGCAATTGAAAAGAGCAACCTCATCGTCACCTGCGAGCCTTTTGTAACGCTCATATGCAGCAACATCCGAAGTAAGCCATTCGATGGAGTGTGTCATTATAGTTCCTTTCTCAGAGGGGATGGAAGGGAGCCGAAGCTCCCCAGTGATTATACTAATTTAAGAGAGATGTTATCATTCGGGGTTGATACAATCTCAAAAGTTTTACCGTGGAATTTGATATGGTCGCCATGCTCTTGCATGAATGAATATTCCTGTGGGCGTGCGTGGCTAGTAACCATGCTAGAGTTTTGGTTTGCCCAGTGAATTTTGTGACCACGCTCTTTTGCTTTTTCAACTGACTCAAATGGGCAGTTACAATTATCGATTGCGTATCCAACAACACTTCCTAAAGTGTAGAAATGATGCAGAGTGCCGTGGTTTCTTGACTCAAATGCTATCGCTATAACATCATTTTCTTTGTATCCCTGCCAATTGCTTTTTCCTGCAAAGATTTTGTGTGCTGGGCTTTCATATTTTACTTCACGTTGTGCCATTTTGTAGTCCTTTCTAAATAACTATACACAGTATCTAGTCTACTACATACGGTAGTACAACCCCTAATCGTAAGAAAACAGAAATATTTTTAATGCCCCTGTTTTCTATAGTTTAGATGTTCTTGCCAGCCGCCCGCAGGTTCTTGGTAAAACCCTTCAGCTCTTTCTGAGCTTGGAACAGCTTGACCTCCGCATTGCTGTCGGCATCCTTGCGGAACTTCTCATCCTGCGCTCGATCAACCTCAGAGCGCAGGAACTGTAGCTGTGACGCCTGAAACGCCGTTAAATCACTATCATGCATAATATCCAAATACCCTCAATCGCCAATGCCACGACGTGCAGTCCGATGAAAATCTCCATCACAAAAACCTATCAATCATCAGAGCCGCCAGTGCCGCCGCCATGATAATAGCAAACCAAGCAAGCCTGTATAGCCAAGTATGCATACGGATCTTGCCAATAGCTTGATCAATCAATTTCTTGCTATTAGCTGACGCTTGGTCTTTTTCTTTATCCAAGCAGGTCATTAGTTTGTCCCACTTATCTACCGCTTCCTGCGAGACTGTCACGACAGTTTTCTTTGGCTTGGCCAACTGCCGAAGCACTTTGCCTAACTTGATCTGCACGGCCTTCTCTGACCGATCCATAGATTTTGCAATTTCTTTATATTTTATGCCGCCCTCCGACATCGCCAACAGTCGCTGCACTTCCTTGTTCGTCCAGTGCTGATTGGTTCTAATTTCTTTTCCAATTTTACGTTTCATAGTTTTTCCTCCTGTTGTTATTTAATTATAATTTGTTTTTTTTATCTTTGCCAACTGCCTGCTCTATTGCCTCACGATACTCTATTGTTGAATCGCCTCGCAAAAAGCTGTTTTGGGTGAACCCTAGCTTACGTCCTTTAGCCCAAACTGACGCATCTTTTTTTTTATTCGATGGCTCAGTAATTATCATTGGGAATAGCGTTGGCTGTAATTGTAAAAACCAGTGATTTATATCTCGCCGCCTGCGGATGCCGCCCTGCGTGACACGCTCACAGGCAAAGCCCATAGATCTCCAAAAGCCGTTGGCCTCAATGTCTGATCCACACCGCAACGAAATTGCGTTGCTCGACATTCTGCCCGCCATGCCAGTCAAGAACCTAACCAGTTCCGCGCCGTACAACTGTCCCCGCAAGTCGTACTGAATGCAGGCTTGGTGGATCTTCAGCGTATCGCCAAATGCGCCGTGATAAATGTAGCCCGCTGGGTCATTGTTAACGCGCGCCAGTAATATTCTTTGGTTCTCAATCTCACGCTCAAACACCTGACTAGGATAAAACGCCAGCTCTTCAGCGTTCTTCTTCTGGAGGCTGTCAATATACGTCAGGTCGGACACGGCAGCAGGCTGTACGTCTATAGTCATTTGCTGTCACCTTTATTGGCAGGCTTCAGTGCCTTGAGCAGCGCGCCTTGCGAGGCGTTCTTATCGCCCAAGACTGATAAGACACGCTGGTCAATTGTGTCACTTCCAGTCAAGTGAATAATGCGGACGGGCCGTCTCTGGCCTTGTCGGTGCAGCCGCGCATTGAATTGCAGGTAGTATTCCAAGTTCCAAGTCAGGCCAAACCAAACGCACAAAGCGCCGCCGCCCTGCAAGTTCAGCCCGTGGCCCGCACTGGCAGGGTGCGCCAGTAGCATTGGTATCTGGCCACGGTTCCAGCGGTCAATCGTGGACTGCTTTTTGTCGAGCGCCACTGCCTGCGGGAACCGCTTACGCAGCCGCTCAAGGTCAGACTTGAAGTTGTAGGCCACCAGCATAGTCTCGCCCGCATTGTCATCCACAATGTCTGACAGGGCGTCCAGCTTGGCCGTGTGTGTCTCAGACCAAGATCCGTTATCGTCGGTGTACATCGCGCCGTTTGAATACTGCATTAGCTTGCCCGCCAACACCGCCGCGCTAACGGCCTCGACTTCCTGCCCGTCATCCAGTTCAGCCAGTGACGTTCTCTCAAAGTCTTTGTAGCCCGCAAACGCCTGCGGTGGCAGCTCAACTGGGACGGTGATCTCAATGCGGTCAGGCAGCGCCAGATAATCGTCGGCGCTCATGTGCATAACCCGATCCGCTATCTGGCCCTCTATCTTCTGAGCTGATCCCTCGCGCAGTGTGTACTTGTGGCCAAAGTAATCCTTATCGAAAAACCGCTGCCTGAAATTTGTCAGGGTGCGGCCC